CTCACCGCCCGTTCCTCTTCTCGTGGGTACAGGTGGGCGTATGTTTGCCATGTTTGTTGAACGTCCGCATGACCGAGTCGCCGTGCAATTTCCTGTATGTTGATGCCTTCATTAATCAACAGGGTAGCGTGGGTGTGGCGGAAGTCGTGTATTCTTATATGCGGAAGCTCAGCAAGCGCAGCGTATCTTATATTGTGTGTGTCAAGCGAAGCGTCGGGCAGGTAACTGATACCGCCGCAAACCCTATAATCTTCAGTAAAGTTTTTATCTGCTTGCTGACGTTTCTTGTGCTCGTCGAGTATTTTCAACAGTGGCAGAGGTATTTGTAGTGAACGATACGACGATTTGTTCTTAGGCGGGGTTTCTGTTATCTTGCCTTTTATTTTCTGTGATATGGAGCGGCGGATATTAAGTGTATTACCCGTTATATCGGACCATTTCAGCGCATTGATTTCACCTTTGCGTGCACCGGTGTAGAAAGCAATGGAGAAAAACACATAGTACCCCCATTCGGTAATTGTGTCTTTTTCTTCACACATTTTCTTGACAACGCTTATATATTTCAGATACTGATCGGCTGTGTAGTAATGTAGCTTGTCCTCCGGTGTCTCAAAATACACCTCCTTAAAATTGCCCACAGCTAAAAGCGGATTTTTAGGCAGGTAGTCCATTTTTACAGCATAATTCAGCAGAGCTCTGAGTTCGCCGTAATAATT